AACATGAACCATCTAAATAAACCGCCTGTTTTCCAAAATGTTCATAAATGGTTTTTAAAGTGTCTGTAAAATTTGTAAATATGATTACTTTTTTTCCTTGTTCTATAATGTTTTCGGCTAACTCAATTGTGTTTTTAACTTTTTCTTCTGCAATTACTTTTCTAACTTTCATTAGTTTTCCAAACTGAATTGTTAAAGATGATGACTCTTCTGAGTTGTTGTCATACCAATTAAAATATTCACCCATAAGTTCTTCATAATCTTTTGATTTTAATCTCAAATATACGGGTGTAATAATTTTATCAGGTAAATCTAAAACATCTTCTTTTAATCTTCTTAAAATATGTGTTTGAGTTCTTTCTCTTAATTCATCTAAATTAGATGCCCCTGTTACATTCCAAACTTTTCTTTTTCCAACACTAAATTGGAATCCATTACAATATCTTTTTGCGTAAGCCATCCAATTTGCTGCAACAGGACTTTCAACTAAACTTAAAAGATTATAATAATTCATTGGTCTTGATGTCATTGGGGTCCCCGTCAACAACCAAACTCTATCAATTGATGTTGCGATATCGTTAACTATTTTGGTTCGTTGAGCTTGGGGGTTACTTACAACATGGCAATTACTAACTAAAATACCATTTGCAAAATAATTGTGATTGTCCACAACTTCTAAATCGTATACATTTGTATTTTTTCCACACACTTCATCATGTTGTTGTCTATTTCCTCGTTCCAAAACCTTAACACTTTCCACCCTAATGAAGTCAAGATTTCTGTTTTCCTTTTGTCTATAAATTTCCATTTTTTCTGTTTGTGACTTTTCCCATCTATCTCTATAATCAACATCAGTTTTGAATTGGCAATATCTACGTTGTAGTGATTTGGTAAACTTTTTTGATTTCCAATATAACCTTTTGTTAAAATAGTATACTCCATTTCCCAACCCTGACCTAAATATTCGTATAATTTTTTTTGTTGTTTCGTTAATTTCCCGTTCCCCCCTCTTGATAAAAAAGTTTTTCCATTTAAAGATTTTTTCATTTTTTCCAATGACTCCAAATTGAACATTGGGTTGTTTTTTTTCATCCTTTCCGATGATTTCAGTCTTATATTTGGATTGTTCTTGTGCACTTCTTTCATTTTTTCTGACATATTGTGTTTTTTCATAGAATTTTTCCACTTCTGTCTTGTTTCTATACTCTTCCATTTCATTTTGCTTGCGCAACTTATTGAACAACAAATTTGTTTTTTCATTTGTGATTGTGTTTGAAATTTCATTATTTTTCCACAATTTAAACATTCTTTTTGATGTTTTAATTTTATTTCTTTTTTTTGTGGTGGATTTTTTTTGTATCTGTATGTCGTGCTGCAAGATTTTGAACATGTTTGAGTTTTTTTCGTTATTTGTTTTTTTGTTAATAATTTTTGACAGTTCAAACACGTAGTCGTTTGGTTTGATTTTATCTGATCTAACATAACCTTTATCTTTTACGTATATTTTATGGTTTGGTGTACACTCTATAAATACTCCGTTGCGTAATTTAATTTGAAGTATAGTGTCTGTTTTTTTAGATAATTTTCTAAATATTTTTTTGTATTCGGTTTTTTTTGTTTCATGATTATAAGACAAAACGTCTACATCTAAATTTTTTTCAACAATATCACCAATTTTGATTTCACCCTCATTTGTTGTTATTTTAGTATCGTAAGTAAAACATTCGTCAGCTATTAAAAGATCAAAATTGGCTTTTAAAATTTCAGAATTTTCCTTATTTTTTATGTCATGAAAATTTTTTAAAATATCATAATTAACAATCACATAATCGTGATTAGTTTCTATTTTTTTACCTTCTGAAATATAAACTGAACGATTACTATAAATTTCAATTTCACGTTGCCAGTTTATTTTTAATGATGCGGGACAAATTACTAAAATCTTTTTTGCTCCTGATTCTAATGAAGCAATTACTGATGATCCTGTTTTCGCTAAGCCCATATCATCCGCTAAAATAAACTTTTTGTTTCTAACAAGTTTTTCGATTGCCTCTTTTTGATGTTCCATTGGTGGTCTACTACCATACTTGGTATAATCAACAACTACGTTTTTAACTTCATTATCTTTTATAAGTGCTGTTTTTGGAACCCAAAAGTCATGTAAAGTTTCACCACTAAATATTTTACCCCAAATGTGATATGATTTATCTTTTTCAACTAATAACTTCTCAACGTATATTTCTGACGGTTCCTTAGTATACATTTTATCTTCCATCATTTTTTTTCCAAAGTATGAGTCAAGTTTGACCCATTTTTTTGCAACCTTTGGTGTTCGTCCGTGAAAGTTAATTATGTATTCTGCTTGAGATCTTGTTGGTGTAAATGACTTGCTATTTTGTTTTTTGTGTTTTAACGCTAAGATATAGTTATTTGACCCTACATAATTATCTAACATTTGAAGGGCCCTTGTTTCGGGAGTTTTTGAAATTAATTCTTCCATTATATTATAAATAAAAATAGTAAATAATATAAAAAAATCAATCAAAGTATTTATTTATATGTCACAGAATAAAGTTCCAATTACAAGATTAAATAAGTTTTTCTCTGAAGAAGACTTTAATTTAGATATTTCTATGGGAGAAGAATGGTTACACGGAGATATGAATTTCACTCTTGTGTTATATAAAGTAGATAAACAAAGAACAAATAATGACGATGTTTATGGCGAAGCATTAGAAGACGGGATACAATTTTTACCTCCTGTTGAGTTTAAAGGGTATGTACAAGTTGAGGCACCAACAAATACAGACTTAGGTAGTTCAAAATTATCACAAATGGAGCCAGGTAACTTAAAGGTTGGTGTTTATCAAAAACATTTAGATGAGATGGGAATTGAAATTGAGTTTGGTGATTATATTGGGTACTACGAAACTGAAGACAGGGTTAGATATTATTCAGTTGTAAATGACGGTCGTATATTTACAGACAATAAACATACTTATGCCGGATATAAAAAGTTTTATAGATCTATTATCGCGGCACCTGTCAATGAAAACGAATTTAAAGGAATATAATAATGGCTTTACCTAAAAATTTAAGAAAAAACTTAGCTCTAACCCCTGTTAAAGTTTTAACGGAAAGAAGACAAGAACTTTTGGATAAAATCCAAGACAAAGGAACTTATTTACCAAAAGGAGTTTTACACGCAGATTTAGATAAAGGAATGTTAGAATTTGTAAAAAACGATCTATTACTTTCTGTTGATGGTAAAAAAGTACCAGTCATTGATAAAATTATCACAAATCAAAGTTGGTCACAATTTACCGAAACTTGGAATTTTAAAGACTTAGATGATAATGTTAAACTACCATTTATCTCTACCGTTAGAATGCCCGAAGTTAAATTTGGTACAAGTCTTATTACACAATACAAAATTCCTGACAGGAGACAATTTTTATACGCTCAAGTTCCAACATGGGATGGACAACGTAAAGGTTTTGATGTATACACAATACCGCAACCAATACCTGTTGATATCACATTTAACGTAAAAATATTTTGTAACAGAATGAGGGAGTTGAATGAATTTAATAAAATAGTAAATCAAAAGTTTGCATCAAGGCAGGCATATACTGTGGTAAAAGGACATTATATTCCTATCATATGGGAAGATGTTTCTGACGAATCATCTAAAGAATTAGAAAAAAGAAAATATTATATTCAAAATTATAAATTTTTAATGCAAGGCTTTTTATTAGACGAAGAAGAGTTTAAAGTAAGTCCAGGTATTACAAGACAAGTCTCTATGTTTGAGGTTGATGTTTTAAATAAAAATAAAAAGGTAAATCCCCAACCTGAAAGACCTAATTTTTTTGATTTTAATTTTCCTTATTTAAATGGTGTTACCGGAATTACTGAACCATTTTTTTATACCGCCGATTTAAAAGTTAAAGATTTAGAAAACGTATCATCATATTCTGTTTACATAAATAATGATTATGTTGGTGATGACATAGAAACAATACAGGTAAATAATGGGGATGTAGTTACTATTGATATTATAAAAACCTTTACAGGAGCTACTTCATACATAAGAACAACCGCTTATTTACAGTAAACTATTCACCATATATATCTTTTTCTTTACTACAAGTCTTATGTATTAAAGACTCCAAAAATTTATAAATTTTAAAACCTTTATTTTCGCAATATTCTTTAAGTAATTTGTGAGACTCTAAAGAAATCTTTATATTTTTAATTTTTTTCATATTTAATATAAATATTTATAAAGTATGAAAAAAGGTAGAATTTTTTCCTACTGTACTCTAAATAATTATCTACAACAAAATTTTTTACATAATTTCCAAGTATTTATAATAAAAAAATAAATTTCAAATACGTTTATAAAAAATGGCTAGTGGAAAAGTTTTTGTATCTCCTGGTGTTTATACATCTGAAAGAGACTTAACATTTGTAACACAAAGTGTTGGTGTTACTACTTTAGGTATTGTTGGTGAGACCTTACAAGGTCCGGCTTTCGAACCTATTTTTATTACAAATTATGATGAATTCGTTTCAGTTTTTGGAAACGGAGATAAAGGGACTAGTCCTGTAAAGTTTGTAGAAACAAGCATACCAAAGTATGAGGCTTCATATATTGCAAAGGCCTACTTAGAAGAATCAAATCAACTTTATGTTACTAGAGTATTAGGTCTTTCAGGTTACGACGCCGGTCCGTCTTGGTCAATTACTACAATTGGTGACTTAGATAATACAACAGTTAGTAGTGTTCTTGCAGGATATCCGGCATCTTTACAAACACTAACATTTACCGGAACTACAGGTGGTACAACTACGATTGGTTATACATCTTCAATACCATCTTTTATTTCATCTCAATTTTATCAAACGTACACAGGAGCTGACCAATCATCTTCGAGTCTTTCTGAAAATTTTGCATCATTCATTTCAAACGAAATAAGTGCATTTTCAACATCGGCAAGTACATCAGGAAGAACCGCAGCATTCTTTGGTTCGGTTTCTCAAGCAACCTATGATACAATAACAGGATCTTCTTATAATCCTAGTGGTGTAAATAGTGTTGATAATATTTATGAAGTACCTGAAATTATAAACACAAACACAGATTACACCTCAGGTTTAAATGATGTTTGGTATTACAACCAATTTGAATCTCCAATATCGGGGGCTTATTCAGGTTATGGTTTTGGTATTGTGGTTTCTGCGATAACCTCAACTGGTGGTGGTTCTTACTCAGGTACCGTTAGATTAGCAGGAACATCATATACCGCAGACACTCATTCTGATTATGATAATGTGGTAGTTGCGACATTACGTTCTAGAGGAGTTGCGACTTATGCAAGTGATAATGGTCCTGTTTATAAAGTTAGTGGAACAAGTTCTGTAACAATGATTGGTACTGGAACATACTCAGGAATAACAAAGAACCCATTTGGTAATTTCCAAATATCGGGAGTAACAACCGATGGCACAAATAGTACGTTTACTTTTACGGTTTCTATGGATTCCGATGTAACAAATTCAATAACCAAAACTTTAGGAATAGATAATTTTAATGGAACATTAGATTCTGACGATTTTCCACTTTTTGTTGAGGAGGCGTACCCAACATTCCTAAACGAAGGCTATTTACAACATAAGATTAGAGGCCTTAACACTACCTTAGTTGCATTACCTGGTTTAAGGAATAGTCCTAACACAAATACCATAGCGTATAGTTTAGAAAAATACCAAACACCTGAAACACCATTTATTGTTTCCGAGCTTAGGGGTAATAAAGTTTACAAATTGTTTAAATTCATAACAATTTCCGACGGTACTTCAGCTAATTTTAGATTTAAAATAACAATAGCAAATATTGATTTAGATAATAATACTTTTGATGTTTTAGTAAGAGATTTTAATGATACTGATTCTAATAGAAATGTAATACAATCATTCACAAACTGTTCTATGGATCCAACATCAAATAGTTATATTGCTAAAAAAGTAGGTACATCAAATGGTGAGTTTCCACTAAAATCTAAATTTGTTATGTTAGAAATGAGTGATGAAGCACCAACAGACGCAGTACCTGCAGGTTTTGAAGGTTTGGTACAAAGATCTTATGGTTCAGCAAAACCACCGTTTTTAGACTTTAAAACACTTTACTACGGACCAAACGCACTAAGATACAGTCCACCATTCTCTTCTTTTTACGGTGGTGAAATAAGAGCGGGAGCAAGTGGTGATAGAAAAAATAGAGTCTCTCTTGGGGTATCTTCACAAGTAGGTTTTGATACTGATCAGTTACTTTATAGAGGTAAACAAGCACCTACAAATTTAGCAACCGGTGAAGGTACCGAATGGAACTATTTAACAAAAGGGTTCCATATGGATAGTGGAGCGACAGTTGTATTAATTGGAGGTAACGGACCAACTTCAGGTGAATCCAAATTCTTTGTAGGAGATGCTAGTTTCCAAACTAACCCAACAAGCACATCAGACCCTTACTATGGTTTAAATGCTAGAAAATTCACATTATTATTTGCTGGTGGATTTGACGGTTGGGACATTTATAGAAAATGGAGAACGAATGGTGACGGTTTCGCGTTAGGGGGTACAAACTTCCTTAAAGGTTATAAATCTGACGCAACTTATTCAAACGCAACCGGATGGGGGGCATTTAAAAGAATAACAGGACCTAATCAAGAAATATGGGCAAATACCGATTATTACGCATACTTGTGGGGTCAGAAAACATTTGCAAATCCAGAGGCGGTAGATATAAACATTTTTACAACACCAGGTATTGACACATATAATAACAGTAATTTGGTTGAGGAAGCAATCGAAATGGTTGAAGCAGATAGAGCGGATTCAATCTACATATGTACAACACCCGATTATAATTTGTTCACCACCGCAGCAATTAACAATTTAAATGATAATCTAATATTTCCTGAGTCAGCGGTTGAAAATTTACAAGACACTGGAATTGACTCTAACTATACTGCCACTTATTACCCATGGATTTTGAAAAACGATTCTGAAAATAATGAATCAGTATGGATTCCACCAACATCTGAGGTTGTTAAAAATTTAGCTTACACAGATAAGATTTTTAAACCATGGTTCGCATCTGCGGGTTATACAAGAGGTATTGTTAATGCTATACAAGCGAGAAAAAGGTTAACACAAGACGACAGAGACACACTTTATAAAGGTAGAATTAACCCGATTGCTACATTCACAGATATTGGTACAGTAATATGGGGTAACAAAACTCTACAAATAAGAGAGTCCGCATTAGATAGGATTAATGTTAGACGTTTACTATTACAGGCTAGAAAATTAATTTCAGCAGTAGCGGTAAGATTACTTTTTGAACAAAATGATGATAGAGTAAGACAACAGTTCTTAGACTCAGTTAACCCGATACTTGATGAAATAAGAAGAGAAAGAGGTTTAATTGACTTTAGAGTTCAAGTATCAAGTGATGCTGAAGATTTAGATTCAAACACAATGACAGGTAAAATATTCTTGAAACCAACAAGAGCGTTAGAATACATTGATATTGAGTTTGTGATTACACCGGCAGGAGCATCTTTTGATGATGTTTAATAAAAAATAAAAAGTGGGCGGTAATAAATTATCGCCCATTATATTTATAATAAAGATTAATTATGAAAATTCAAAAAAAACTTGTTAAAGAGAGTATTGGGTTAGAAACTCAAAACAAAAAAAGTTTTTCAGAAAAAAAACAAAATATTGTGATAACTGAAAAACAACTTGAAAAACTTTTAGAAAAATTAAATAAGAAATGAATTTTAAAAAACACATAAAAGAACAGGTTTTTAAAAATAAAATTAGAAACCAAATTTATAAATACGCAATTTCTGAAGGTATATATAATGTTGGGTCTGAAGAATCTGAAGATTTAAGACCTGATTTAAAATATTACGCATTTGACTGGGACGATAATTTAATGTACATGCCAACAAAAATAATGGTAATGACTGAAAATGATGATGAAATAGGTATGTCAACCGAAGATTTTGCGGAACATAGA